GTCAATTGATAATACTTTGTCTTTACAAGAATTAAAAATATTACGTATTCGTTTTTCTGATAAAGGAATTCAAGAATTTAATATTACAGGTATTGCTGAATATCTTGATTATTATCTTTTTTATGTGGTGCCTAAAAATTTATTTACTAGTAATAATTCATTAGCTTTTTTATCAAATCCTTCTTCTTGTGAAAGCGGAATCCCTGCTGGGGGTATATACACTTTAACCCCTGATACAAGTACTGGAAGACTTTTAGGATTTAGCATCCCTTCAGTCCAATCAGCTTCTATTAATAACTCCCAAGGATTATTAACCCCCTGGATCCCTGAATCTATTTCAATAGAAATTAGATATCAAGTCTCTCAATCAACCTCAGGAGGACCAAATTACTTTACAGCATATATTACCGGTTCAGGTACATCTATAGTACCCCAGTATTTAAATAGTAATGAGGTTTTTGAATCTGCACCAGGAAGTTGGAATGCTGTTACACAATCATTTACTTGGTACCCACCAACCCCTACAAGTTCTATAGGATTTGGATTTAAAAATGATTTATTTAGTAATAATGCTTTAGCATTTGATTTTTCATCTACTCTTAATATAACAGCTACTCAACCTAATTTTTATTTAGTAGATAATGTTGTTAAAGATGAATCTTTAGATGCTGAAGCTAATGGAGTACAAACTATTACAGCCGGAGCTCTTTTAGACATTACAACTTGGGATTTTCTAGGAGGTCAATATTATGCTCTTTCAAGACCAAATAATGTTGGTTTACAAACATTTACTTGTTCGTTCAATGCTTACGGGGATTTTACTTCGGGTATAGGAAGTGCAACTATGAATATTGCTTTAAGATCTACTACTAATGGAACCGTTGCTACGGCTTCTTATACAGTAGGAACAGGTACCAGTTTCCCAGTTCCCCCAGCAGGTGTATACTATCTTTCAGGAAGTTATACCGTAACAGGTGATGAACAACTTTACATCTCAGTATCAGAACGTTCATTCAACCGAAACTTAAAAATTAGAAGTGGTAGTTGGGAAATTAATCAAGCTCTTGATGCTCAATCTGGGTCCCCTACTCAAACAATTCTAGAACCATACTTAACAGCTAATTTCCAATACAGTGATTGTAATGTATTAGCAGGAAATGCTGTAGAAGCTCGTGTAAACGATTTTTACATGGATGTTGATTATACATCTAATGCCATTATAGCCGTTAATGAACAATCAATTTTAAGTGGTAGTGCAACAAGAGCAACAGTACAACAATCTAATTATACAACAGCAGGTGTTGTAAATTCAAGATACATTGGTAAAGAATTACAATCCGCTGTATTTAATGAATGGACTGATGGAGACGTTTCTTTTGGTAAAACACCAAACGTAAGTAATCCTGAGAACTATTTTGTTTACTTTAACTGGGTAGGAGGTACTTCACCTGAATGGGGAAATAATTTAGAAGATAGAACAGCAGCAAATGTTAGATATATTGTAGATGCGGAAGGTAATACTATTAAACCTACAAATGATGATGAAGGTATTAATTTAGGTATTATTAGACAATCGTTTGAGGAAGATAAAACAGCCATTGTTGCTTTAAATAGTGACGATGAATTTGGTATTAATTTAGGAGCTATCAATGGTGAATGGCCTATATTTAAAAGTGGCTACAGAATTGAACCTATTGTTTATACTCAAACCGCAAGCTATGATAATAATGGAGACGTAGTTTCTTTTGGATACACAGGCAGTTTAGATTTTGTAAGTGGTGATTTAACCCCAAATCCATCTATTGCCGACTTCCAATTATTAACATTAAAATCTCCTAATCAATCATTTAATCGTTTTGATAGTTATCCATTAGTATTAACCTATCAATCACCCACAATTCTAGGAGATTCAGGTTCATTCTCTTCAAATATCTATTCTCCAATCACAACAAACCCTTCACCCACAGTAACATTAACTGTACTGGCCGGAATAACAGCTTTAATCCTATCCCCAGCAACAGTAACTTATGCTATTCAAAGAAACCAAGGTGCCGGGTGGAGTACAGTAAAAACATTCCAAATTAATCACAATTCTTCTTTACAAGGAGGATCTTCATATACTGATAGTGCGGCTACTACCTCTACCCAATACAGAATTGTAGTATCTACATTCCAACAACAATCTACCCAAACTGGAGAACCTGCAGAAGTTATTTTAAGTAGTCAATCATATTTTAGAGTAAATCAAGCTCCATTCCCTAACGATGGTAAATGTACCTCATTCTGGGCTACTGGATCTGGTGGTACTCAATTAACTGCTTCTAGTGGACTTAACGGTTTAAATTCATTCTACGGTCAAACACAGAAAAATATTGTACGAAGTGGATTTAACCCTATTACATTACCTTTTATCATTGAAGAAAAAGATGAAGTTAGATTTGAAGGAACTGAAACATTATCCTATGAAGTTAGATCAGTCACCCAATCATCTGCAGGTAACATAGTATTAAACTTAGATGGAACAATCCCATCAGGAACTAATACAGACTATTTCTTAGTAAGAAGATATGTTGATGATCCTTCTTATGTAATTTTAGAAGTAAATAAACCTGCTGGAGCTAGTAGTGCGGGTGTATTAAAACCTAAATATATTACATCTACTTTATCATCTTCACTTGAAGAAATAGTTAAAGAACTACAAAGCTAAAAAATATACATATTTATAATAAAACATTTAATACAAAATGGGATACTTAAACAATTCAGTAGTAACAGTAGATGCTATCTTAACTACAAAAGGTAGAGAATTGTTGGCTAGAGGTGATGGAACTTTTTCAATTACTCAATTCTCTTTAGCTGATGATGAAATTGATTATACTTTATATAATCCAAACCACCCTTCGGGTTCAGCTTATTATGGAGAAGCCCTCCAAAATATGCCTTTGCTAGAGGCTTTCCCTCAGGAAACTCAAGCAATGAAATACAAATTAGTAACATTACCTCGTGGTACTGCTAAATTACCTATTCTTGCCGTTGACCCAAGTATCTCAATCAAACAAGGTGAGTCTAAAGTAATTACGCCTCAAACATTGAATTATTTAGGAGGCAATACTTACGAAGCAAGTGGTTATTCATTCACTATTTCCGATGTTAGATTAATGTCTTCATTTGAAGGAGTAGGTATTAATACTGAACAAGCCCAAGCACTTAATCAAACAACTACTTTAGGTACTAATGTATCTAGAACAGTAATTGGTACTTCATTAAATATGAGAGGTACCACAGTAAACACATTATTTGGAACTAACACAGCTTTATACGCTACTTTAACTATTGAAGGTAGAGATAGTGGTGCTAGATCAACAGTTCCATTAACCTTGAACAGAGTATCCTAAAATATAGATTATGTCCTTTAAAAGATTAGAAGCCGACGATTTTGTAGTATCAGCTGATTCCATTTCAGCTACATTGTGGTCTGGAGGTACACCTACATTAACATCTTTTTATACCTCCTCAACTCAAGAAGCTGGTTCTTCTGGGGACTATTACTTAAATGTATATCAAACTGAATCAAACGATGCAAACGCTGCTGTTCAATTTGCTCTTGCTTATGGTAACTCGAATGGTAGTGGTAGTGCCGTTTACAATACTTCAGTAGATGGAAAATCTCCTACATCAACTATTTTTGGTCAATATCAAAATTTAGTAATCGGAGATGAAAATACTAATTTTGCTTTTGCAAGCATTACATCATCTGAATTCTTTGCCCTCTCTGTTGATAGAGCAAGATACAAAGAAAAATTATTTTTAGGATCTTTAACACTAAACATCTCAGGATCGTCAGGTTCAATTTCATTAACTGATAACAGCTCTTACGTTTCATCAGTTCAATTCAACGAAGCCGGTAGAGTATTCCAATTGATTACTGGTTCACAAGGTACAAAAGCAACCATTTCTTCAAGAAACACTTCAGAAGGATACTCAGCAAACTCTGGTTCTTATGGTTGGTTATTACCTGATATTGGTACTATTATCTTAAACCCATTAGCATTAGCGGATTCTTTAACCAATGGTGGTATTGGATTCCAATACAGTGGTTCCTCTACTGGTTCGGCTGCACCTACTGTAACCCCTAACAGATCTCTATTCCAGGCAATTAGTGGTTCATCTTCATTTAGATTAAACTCAGAAGAAACTATTACCTCAGATTATATCTTTGTAAGAGCAAGAAGCTCAGAATTTAACTATTCGGAAAACCCATCATATATCTCAGGTTCAACCGGTGAAGTATTATATTCTAGCTTCATTAACTCTCCACAGACTTATATTACAACTGTAGGTTTGTATAATGATACAAATGAATTGTTAGCTGTAGCTAAATTATCAAGACCATTATTAAAAGATTTTACAAAAGAAGCTCTCGTTAGAGTTAAATTAGATTTCTAAAATGAATGAGCGCATACAAGCAATTTTTAACGTCTGATATAATTGTAACCCCTTTTGAAGTTAGCAAAGCGTTTAACTTCGAAGGGGCTGCCGCTCTAACAGGTTCTAATGTCTCTATTGATAGATTTTTAGGGTTAAACACTTCTAGTTTGTTTGATCCTAATACGGATCCTACTACAGGACAGGTATCAACTCAATATCAAAGATTAGTCTACGATTCTGTAAAGGAACTTTATTACTCAAATTATCTTTCTTCTAGCTATGGTGACAATGTAACCACAGGAAGTTTAGTACCTGGAGCTGATACCGAAGGAGACAGATTAGTTGGAAGTAGTCAATCAACTGGCAAATATTTTAACTACCCCCAAACATCTTTAACATACCAGAAGTATTTTCCCACAGCTTCCAATTCTGTAGTTGGGGTAATCTCAATCCCTGGTAGATTATTTGGTGAATATATCTTACCTAATTCATTTACCATCACTGCTGAAAGTGGTTCTATTTACGATGATGGAGAAGGAAACCTAATCCTCTCAGCTTCAAATCAAATTTGTGGTAATATATTTTATCAACATGGTATAGCAGTAATTATAGATGATACTGCTGGTGTTGGTGATGTATACGGAACTGGTGTTTATGGAACCGCAGAATATGGTATTGGGGATTTAACATTCGTAACCAATTTTATAACATCATCAAATATAACTTGTTCTTTCTCATCATCTTATACTATTTACGAAACACAGTATAAATGTACAATGAGGGAAAACGAGTTTAATTTTACGCTTAATCCATCAATTTCTTCAGGTAGCGTGGCTATCTCAAGCTCAATTGGTACATTCTATACTCCGGGTCAATATTTGGAGAATTTTGCTACGGCCTCGTATTTTAGTCCTTACGTTACTACTGTAGGGTTGTATAATAATAATCAAGAGTTGTTGGCTGTAGCTAAGTTATCTCAACCATTACCTGTATCGCCTACAACCGATACAACAATATTGATTAACTTAGACCGATAAGAAAATGTGGACATATAAAAATGAAGAAGTTAAGGGAATTTCTGACTTCCCCTCTCAAACCTACGGATTTGTCTATAGAATAGTTCATATTCCCACAGGCAAAACTTACATTGGTAAAAAAATACTTCAAAATACAACTAAAGTAAAACTTACTAAAAAAGAACTAGCCGAGTACACAAATGTAATAGGCCGTAAACCAGCGTATAAACTCGCAGTTAAGGAATCAAACTGGCAAACGTATTGGGGTTCAAATAAACATCTAAAAGAACTGTTAGAGACAGAACCTAAAGAAAATTTTAAACGTGAAATATTAGTTTGTGCTCCTACAAAAAAATTGTTAACTTACCAAGAAACAAAACATTTGTTTATTTATCAAGTTTTAGAAAAATCTGATGAATTTTTTAATGATAACATTCTCGGAAAGTTCTTTACCAAAGACTTTGATATCCAAGATTAGGATATTATATTAACGGTTATGGTAAATCAATCTCTAGTCGCACTGACTAATTCAGTGCTAGGAACAGGCAAATCAACTGCCCGAGGTAATAAGGCTTATAATTGCCCTTATTGCAATCACCATAAACCAAAACTAGAGATCAACTTTACAGAAAATAAAAACGGAGATAATCCATGGCATTGTTGGGTATGTGATAAGAAAGGTAAAAAGTTATACCAAGTATTTAAACAAGCCGGAGCATCTGATGATAAAATGGCTGAATTAAGAGTCATTGTAAAATATGTTGGTCCCGAAACTGAGGTTCAAGTTCAAGAACAGGTCCAACTTCCTAAAGAATTCGAAACATTCGAAAGTCTAAAATCTGTAGATGTTGAAGGTAGACAAGCACTTGCTTACCTTAAAAATAGAGGCCTAACAGAAGACGATATTTTAAAATATAATATTGGATATTGCTCATCAGGTCGCTATGCTAAAATGGTTATCATTCCTTCTTACGATGCAAACGGGCAACTAAACTATTTTACAGGACGTTCGTTTGAAAAGGATCCTTACGTAAAATATAGAAATCCATCTGTATCAAGAGATATTATTCCATTTGAATTGTTTATAAACTGGAATATACCTCTTATATTGTGTGAGGGACCATTCGATGCGTTGGCCATAAAGCGCAACGTTATACCGTTATTAGGCAAGAATATACAGTCTAAATTAATGAAAAAAATCGTCACATCGAGTGTCGAGAAGATTTATATTGCGTTGGATAAAGACGCTCAAAAACAAGCACTAACGTTCTGTGAGCAATTACTAAACGAAGGTAAAGAAGTGTATTTGGTAGATATGCAAGATAAAGACCCGGGTGAAATGGGTTTTGAAAATTTCACTAAACTAATCCAAGAGACATACCCCCTAACTTTTTCAGGGCTCTTAGAAAAAAGACTATTTTTATGAGTAAAAGAAACATCAAAAAGTCCTACGATAGGATTTTAGAGATTTCGGAGGATGCGAAACAAATCACAATGCCAGATTCACGCTATTACAGACGTAATGGTGCCTATTACCCATCAGTAACTTATGTTTTAGGGGTTTATCCTAAAGGAAAATTTTTCGAAGACTGGCTTAAAAAAGTAGGTTATTCTGCTGACTATATTGTTAAAAAAGCGGGTGAAGAAGGAACAGCGGTTCACGAGATGATTGAAGCATTTTTAAACGGAGAAGAACTAAACTTCCTAGGACCTCATGGTCGTCCTCTTTACCATCCAGATGTATGGCAAATGTTCTTACGTTTTGTTGAATGGTGGGAAGAATATAATCCTACTCTAATCGAAACTGAAGTACACCTATTTTCAGATGAGCTTAAAGTAGCAGGTACTTGTGATATAATCTGTGAAATTGATGGTGAACTTTGGGTTGTTGATTTTAAAACATCTAATAATATTCATACTACTTACGAACTACAAGCTGCGGTTTATGGTAAAATGTATGAGGAGTGTTATGGCAAAAAAGCTGACCGATTTGGTTTGCTTTGGTTAAAATCTAACAAACGTAAAGGTGCAACTGGTAAAATGCAAGGTAAAGGATGGGAGATGATTGAATCAGATCGTACCCAAGAAGAAAACCTTGATATTTTTAAAACAGTTAAAAAGTTGTTCGATTTAGAAAATCCAACTCACAAACCAATATTTACTGAATTTAAAACGCAAGTAAAAAGAAAGCTGTAATATTTATTACAAAACGCGCGTTTGATGATTTCTTTAATACAACTACTTTTAGAGGGTCCTGATAATCCTAAAGCTGTAATTTTGGCTGGTGCTCCGGGCGCTGGTAAATCCTCAATTGTAGGGGACATTATCTCTGGTTTAGGTTTAAAGGTAATGAATATTGATGATTACTTTATTAAAAACCTTAAAGATTTAGGTGTATCTTTAGATCTTAAAAAAGCAGATGCGGATGCAAGAAGTAAAGCAGGCCGAGCAATGTCCGATGCTTCTAAAACCTACCAAGCAGCCCTATCCCAGGAAATCGAAAAACGCGAAG